CATAGCACGGTTGAATGGTCTATGAAATATCCCAAAGATAAAGACTTAATATGGAAAGTCTTATTGCCAGGCATGGATAAGTATGAAACGACAACAAAAAAACCATTTGACATTTCAAAGACAATCGAGTATAATAGGCATAATGTTAATAAGTATAAGAGTGAAAATAATTTAGAGAGGTTTATGATATGAATATGGCGAGTGACTTTTATACAAATGTCTTAGAATATAAAGGCAAACTTCTTATCAGAGGTGTTGCTAATGGTCAATCATATTTAAGCAGAATAAATTTTGAACCTACACTATTTGTACCTACAAAAGAAAAAACAAAACATCAGACACTAGACGGCAAGTTTGTTGCACCTAAAAGATTTGCTAGTATATCAAAAGCAAAACATTTCATAGATCAATACAAGAGCATACCTGAATATAAAATCTATGGTATGAATCGTTATCAATATCAATATATTGCAAGTCATTATAAAGATGAAGTGCGATGGAATAAAGACTATATTAAAATCTTTACATTAGATATTGAAACAACCTGTGACGCAGGTTTTCCTGATATTGATAATCCTAAAGAAAGTATTATTTGTATTACGGTAAAAAATCATAGTAATAAACAGATATTAACTTGGGGTACTGGTGATTTTATTTCTAAAAAAGCAAACTCAACTTATGTAAAATGTCAAAATGAAAAACATCTTCTATTAGAGTTTATGAAATTTTGGTGTAAAAATCATCCTGATATTGTCACTGGTTGGAATGTAAAATTTTTTGATATACCATATCTTATGAATAGAATGAGAATGATATTTGATAATGACACAATTAATAAGATGTCGCCTTGGAATTATGTCAATGCTGAACGTGTGCAACTAGGACAAAAGAATCAACAATACTGGAATATGTTAGGCATATCTGTATTAGATTATTTTGATTTATATAAAAAGTTTACATATGTTCGACAAGAAAGTTATAAACTAAACTATATCGCAAAGGTAGAATTAGGCGAACAAAAATTAGATAACCCTTATGAAACATTTAAAGATTTCTATACAAAAGATTATCAACGATTTGTAGAATACAATATCCAAGATGTAGAATTAGTTGATAGACTTGAAGATAAGATGAAACTAATTGAGTTATGCTTGACTATGGCATATGATTACAAAGTTAATTATACAGATGTATATTCGCAAGTAAGATGTTGGGATACTTTAATTTATAATCATCTAAAGAAAAAACATATTGTAGTGCCACCAAGAGAAGACCAAGAAAAGGCAACACAATACGAAGGTGCATATGTAAAAGATCCTGATTTAGGATTACATAAGTGGATTGTTTCTTTCGATTTAAATAGTTTATATCCTCATCTTATTATGCAATATAATATTAGTCCTGAAACTTATTATGATGTTAAGACAAGTGGCGTTAATGTTGACAATATGTTATCACAGCAAGTTAATCTAAAATTTGCTAAAGATAAAAATATTACAATCGCCCCTAACGGTGCAATGTTCAGACGTGATAAACAAGGTTTCTTACCAGAGTTGATGGAGAAGATGTATGGTGATCGTGTCATCTATAAAAAGAAGATGATGGAGGCAAAGAAAGAATTTCAAAAGACAAAAGACCCTATCTATAAGAATGAGATTGCTAGATGTCATAATATACAGATGGCAAAAAAGATTGCGTTGAATAGTGCTTATGGTGCAATCGGCAATCAATACTTTAGATACTTTGATGTTAAACAAGCAGAGGCGATAACATTAGGTGGTCAGTTATCTATTCGTTGGGTTGAAAGAGATGTAAATAAATTTATGAATAAAGTATTAGAAACAAATAATCAAAATTATGTAGTTGCCTCTGATACAGATTCAATCTATATCTCTATGGGTAAACTAGTTGATAAGGTATGCAAAGATAAAACACCTCAACAAGTATCAGATTTTTTAGATAAAGTTTCTGAACAAAAACTACAAAAAATTATAGACAAAAGTTTTGACAATCTTGCCGATTATGTAAATGCGTTTCAACAAAAGATGGTTATGAAACGAGAAGCAATTGCTAATAAAGGTATATGGGTTGCTAAAAAAAGATATATGTTAAATCTATTTGATGAAGAAGGTATTAGATATGAATATCCTAAACTAAAAGTTATGGGTGTAGAAGCTGTTAAGTCATCAACGCCTGAGATATGTAGAACAAAAATTAAAGAAGCGATTAGAGTTATTATGAATGAGAGTGAAGATGATCTAATTAAATATGTTGCAGATTTTAAAGAAACATTTAAAACATTATCACCAGAAGAAGTTGCCTTTCCTAGATCGTGTAATAATATTATGAAATTTGCAGACAGCTCAAGTATCTATAAAAAAGGCACACCTATACATGTCAAAGGTGCTTTAATATATAATTATCATTTACATAAACACAAATTAGAAATGAAGTATCCTGTAATTAGAGATGGTGATAAGATAAAATTTTTGATGTTAAAGATACCTAACAATATAAAAGATACCGTTATATCTTTTTCATCTAGGATACCATATGAGTTTGATTTACACAAATACGTTGATTATGATTTGCAGTTTCAAAAAACATTTACAGATCCTTTGAGATTTATATTAGACTCGATAGGATGGAAGTTAGAACGACAAGCAACACTAGAGGAATTTTTTGGGTGATAGATAGTTTTTTAATTATAATAATTACTCTACATTGGGGTTTTGCAACAGGCAGTTTACTTGCAATGAAAACACCTTGGTCTATACCTAGATTTATATTAATATGTTTAATGATGAGGTACTTTGCGTTAAGTTATGGATATTGATTTAAGATATAATGTGATATATGCAGACCCACCATGGTCATTTAAAACATACTCTAATAAAGGTAAAGATAGAAGTCCTGAAAAACATTATAGTGTTATGAGTTTTAAAGATATATGCAACATGCCAGTAAATAATATTGCTACTGATAATTCTGTTTTATTAATGTGGGCAATTGATCCTTTACTAGATAAAGCATTTGAGGTAATTAAGGCATGGGGTTTCACATACAAGACCGTTGCCTTTACATGGGCAAAGCTAAATAAAACTAAACCAGGTTTTTTTACAGGTCTAGGTTATTGGACTAGAGGTAATCCTGAGATGTGTTTACTTGCAACAAAAGGTAAACCAAAACGTATTAGTAAATCAGTACCTCAGTTAGTTGTAGATCAACGTAGAGAACATAGTAGAAAACCAGATGTTATGTACACACATATAGAGAATCTATTAGATGGACCATACATTGAGTTGTTTGCTAGACAGAAAAGAAAAGGTTGGGATAGTTGGGGAAATGAGGTAAATAAATGGAATTGACTCTATCAATACTTTATGTTATAATGATATATATGTTTATAGTTTGGTTATTAGTGAAATGGAATAATGAGTAAGGTTACAATAGTAGATAATGTGTTGCCAGTAGAGGTGCATAAATTTTTATATGGTTATATGATTGATGAACCTATATGGAATATTAGTGTAAACTCAGGCCCTACAAGTCCTGAAATTTTAGGCAGAGTATTATATGATGACGAAAGAAATATAAACACAAAGAATGGTGTACAAGCATTATCAATTTTAGTTTATATGTTTGTAAAAGAAAAGGTAGATTTCTTATCAGAGAAAGTTAGAAGAATACATCTTGGTGCTAAAGCACCATTACAAGATGACCATTTTCATAAAGATAGAATGGATGATAATTCTTACACGGTTCTGTATTATTTAAATCCTACATGGAAGAAAAGCTGGGGTGGTCATACAATAGTAGGTGATGAGAAGATAGAATATAAACCAAATAGGGCAATAATATATAAATCAAATATATCTCATAGAGGTATTGCACCTAAAGGTCCTTCATTTAGGACTTATATAAATTATGTAGTGGATGGTAAAAAATGATAAACGCTGGTAGACCATATGAGGCATTTAGATTAGGGCCAGTAATAATGAAAACTACTATATCAGATGAAACACATAGAATACTTTTAAATGTTTCTAATAAAATTAGAAAAAATACAAAACTTAAATTACAAAATGATTATCGTAAAAATCTTGCAGGCAATCTTACTGAAGAATACAATTTTAATAATGCGTTTACAACAAACGCAGAAAAGATTGTTGATGATGAGTTAAGATGGTTAGCAACTACTTATACTCAGGCTGTCTCTGAGGTAACACATAGAAAATTTGATGTATTAGAAAAAGACATGGTTGTATTAAAACCAGGTTGGGTTAATTTTATGAAACCAGGTGAATG